TTGGCTTAGGGGTTAGTGGTTGGTGGTTGGTGGTTGGTGGTTGGTGCTGGTGAATCCAGCAGGGAGAGCCGGAGCCCTCCGGGATCGGATCACGGGCCGGGGTAGCGGCTGAGGGTGCGGAAGTCACCCATGGCGGAGGCTGCGGCTGGTGCGGCCGCGGCGGCTGGTTGGTGCTGCTGCTGCTGCTGCTGCTGGTTGATGCCGGCCAGGGCCCAGAGACTGAGCAGGGCAGCTGCGAGGGTGGATGCTGTGCGCTGCATGGTTCATACCTCCTCGGTTACATCAGGCCCACAGATGGCGTTAGCCGCTGCTGACGCCTGACCCAATGCCTTAAACAACACCTTCGGGCTCTCCTTGATCACCCGGGCCCAGTGCCCCAGATAGGCCGCGTGATTCTCGGTGCTGCTGCTGATTTCAAGCCGGTTACAGATCAGGAAAGCGGCAAGTTCTGCAACTAATTCTTCCTTGGCGTATGCCTCGCTGCCGAAAGGGTTTGCAAGGTCACGCGCAAGGCGACTGCTATGCCCTGTGCTATGGGCCTGCTCATGGGCCCATGTTGCATAGAGTCCCTCGGTGGTCTCGAATTGGCCGCGAGTTGGCATCGTGATCTGATCAGCAGCAGGGCTGTAGTAGGCCCGATCACCACGCCAGACGGTGGGCACCGGCCAATCGCCTAGGGCAGCTTCAGCAGCTGCCAACCTCTCAGGCTCAGCCCTCACGGTCACAGCGCCCAGGGCCTCAGCTATGCGGGCATCTAGCGCAGCCTGTGAGGCCTCGTCGCCTCCTTTCAAATCCTGAACATTGAACACACACGCTGGCTTGTAACTGACCCATGCTGAGACCATCACGGAACCATCAGGGCCCTTAACCGGCTGCCCTTGTTCGTCTTGTTGCTCACGCTTGTTCAGCTGTGGCCTGAGCACGTAGCAGCCCTTAGAACCCTTGCGAGGAAACCAGCCTTGCGCCTTGGCCTGAGCAGTGCCAAGCCATAGCGGCAGCTTGTAACCGCGGCAGGCTGCCCACATCTCAAGAACTGCAGGGTTTGAACCCCGGTAGGCGTTACCCGTAAGCAAGTTCCGGTGATGCCCTTGCTGCCCGATCTGGGCCCAGTCGCGGCGCCATGGGTTGACCCCTTGCTCGAGTATTTCAATCAGCGCTGAGCAAAGCCTTTCCTCTGCTGTAGGGCCCTCGTAAGCCTTCCGTGTCTTGCTGGTTTTAGTGGTGGTGGTCATGGCGTTGGTTGGTTGTTGTTTGGCAGCTGTGAAGGCTGCAGAGAGGTCCGCAGACCTCAGTGCAACCATCAGGCCATCAATCCCTGAACTGAACAGGCATTAACAACAGCTCAAGTGCTGCGTCCGGAAAATGCTGACCAATGCGGCATTCGTAACTGCAGCTGAAGACAAAGGGTGTTAAGTGAGAGTTGCAGACGATTTTCGTGTTGCCGCTCTTGCCGAGTCTTTCAACTACAGAGCACCACTCCCGCAGATAACGCGGATTAAATGCGAACTGCTGGCCAGGCTTGTTAGTGAAACCATCTGGCCACAGTTGGTTGATCTTCGGATAAGTGCCAACCTTGCCGCTATCGCTTGCTGTATTGACTCCATAAACCCCGGACAGTTTCACAGATGACAGCTCAAGAAGTGCCCGCCCTTTGCCGCCATGGAATACGGCCCAAAGATCCTCTGTAACCGTCAGCAACCTGGCTGTGCTGACAGCTTTCTTCAGTGGTTTGGCGTGCAGTAGTAAGCCCTGATCAGGTACGCGCCACAGTGTGGGCATTGCATCAGGACCCCAGGCGGGCAGCCTGAATCGGAACGCCCTGTGACCGTCCGTAGATTCGATCTGGAACGCGTCGCCATCACGCCATACATGCACGAATTGCAGCAGCTGTTTGGCCTCATCCGTTGATGCGAACTGCGCAGCTGCCCAGATCGGCCAGTAAGGCAGCACAGCGGCACAGCTGCCGGGGTCACTCACAATCGCCGTTTCCAGCAGTTCCGTAGCGGTCCCGGTCTTGAGCTCAGTGATAGCAGCCATGGTCTCAGTGTTGGTTGATTGGTTGGTTGTTGTTTGGCAGCTGTGAAGGCTGCAGAGAGGTCCGCAGACCTCAGTGCAACCATCAGGCCATCAATCCCTATTGAGTTGGGCTTCGATCGCGTCGAGGGTGTCGGCTACCACGTCTTCGAAGACGTACCAAGGCTCGCCCTCGGCGTCGCCGTAGACGTCGGTCAGCTGGTAGCAGCGCTCGCCCTCGGCGTCGGTGGCGACCTGGACGGTGTAGCCGGTGCAGTCTTCGAGCAGGCCGGAGTAGGCCTGCACATCCCAGGCGGTGTAGTCGCAGTCGGCGGGCTTGGTTGCGGTCGTCATTGCGGGTGGTTGGTTGGTGGTTTGTTGGGTGCCGACACCTACGGCCGGCGGCGCTCTGCAGTAGTGCAGCTCACCTGCCGAGAGTCTGCCATGTGTTGCACCTGTGCATGTGTTGCCGGGGTGGCGTTCTTTCGAATCGTCGCAACTCGTAACAATCAGGGAGCCCACTAGGAGCTACCGGCCACCGGCAGCAGGTGGGCACCAGGGCCAGTCCGGCTGCAGCGGATCTCAAATCCGCATCAATCCCAGGCCCCGCCTGCCTTCCCGGCGGCAGGATGCCGACACGGCGGCAACACGGCGGCGCAGAGGCGCCCCAGGAGCCAAGGGCACCCCGCCGGGGGGGCTGCAGCGCGCTCAGCGCTGGGGTCACCACCACATCACGCGACCCAAAAACGAACCTTCAGCAATTCCTCAGCAATTCCCGCCCTTTGTCAAAACTGAAAAAAAATTCGCCCTGCGTTTACCCGGCTTTCATTGCAGTGGTGGGTGTATTGCTGCGTGTCGTCGCTGCGGCTGGGGGTGATTTCTGGGTGGGCTCTCTGTGGTTACCAGTAGAGAGATCAGAGTGGCTTTGAAACGGGCCAGTGAGGAAGCGGGTCTATCGACAGCTGAGTTTCTCGGCGCTTAAACTGACCAAGTTCAAACCCCTTCCAGCAACAGGGTCGTTTCAGGACCTCATTGCTGGGTGAGCTGGGAGGCTCGCTGGGGCGCGTCAGCTGGAGACTGACTGCATGAAGTCTAAGGAAGAGGGACAAGAGGGATTCGTCATGGTTCACCAGCGGGATCTCGAAAGCGCAATCAGCCTTGTTGCCACCAGGAAGCTGGAGCTCAGGGACATGGCTGTGTTCATGGGGCTGATGGCCCACATGAACTGGCGCAGCGGTCGAGTGCCAATCACTGCCAAGGCATTAGCCGAACGGCTAGGCATCAAATTGCCGGTCTGTGTCAGCTCACTCACCAGGCTCAAAAAGGAAATGCTGGTTGCTCGCGTTGTTGATCGAAACAGCGGTGACAACTACTACCTGCTCAATCCCTACGTTGCATCTGTTGGTGGCCCACAACGTCGCGGCCTTCTATGGGCACAGTTCAAAGCCTCACTGGAATAAGCCGCTGCAGTCGGTAGGCTGTGCCTATCTGCGTTGCACCTGTGTACCTGACGAATAATGAGCGGATTCGGCTGGGCATCCAGGGCTACGGCAGCGACGTACCCGAGGAGGTGGTGAACGCGGCCGTGGAGGCTCTGAACGCGCCCCAGGGCGACAATTCGGCTCCTGCCGCACAGGCCAGGGCACGCACCAGGAGCGGCAAGTTCAAGCCTGACGACCCAGCCACCCCTGTTGTAGATGAAGCGTGGGAGCACTAAGCTGTGCCCAGCGTTTGCGGGTGGTTCCGTTGCGCTCCTCTCGGCGTAAGCCGGTTGGTGGTTGGTGAAGCCCCTTCTGCCTTTGTGGTGGGAGGGGCTTCACTTTGAGCTGGCTGCCGGTTCCGCCTGAGCTTGGCCCTGGGCGATTTGCTTACTTCGCTTGCTACCTGCTCCGGGAGCTCAACCTGGCTGAGGAACCAACCAAGCAGCAGCTGCGCATTTGTGACTGGCTGGAGACTGGCCCGAACCGCTCGATAACGGTTGGCTTCCGCGGCGTCGCCAAAAGCACGATCACCGCCTTCCGCGCTTTGCATCGGCTGCGCATTGATCCGTTCAACGAGAAGATCCTGATACCGGGCTCCACTGCTGAGAAGGCGATGGAGATCACCACCTTCATGGCCCGCTGCATACGGGACATCGACATCCTGCGCTGCCTTGAGCCACGCACTGATGGCCGCAGCTCAACCAAGGCGTTTGACGTGGGCCCGTCGGTGGTGGATCAGAGCCCGAGTGTCCGCGCTGTGGGAATCCTGTCGCCCTCGCTCACCGGCAAACGGGCCACTGCCATCTACCCGGACGACATCGAAACACTCAATAACTCGATCACACCCCTCAAGCAGGAGCGGTTGTGGACTGCCACTACAGAGCTAGAGGCCATCCTCAAGCCCGACAGTGACGACCAGGTGCTGCCCCGGGTGATTGCCTACCTGGGCACGCCGCACCTCGAAACCAGCATGTACTGGCGGTTGGTGCGTGAACGCGGCTACAAGATCCGGCTGTGGCCGTGCCGCTATCCCGACCCCGCCAACCCAGAGCAGTGGGATGCCTATGAAGGCTATCTAGATCCATTCATGATCGAGGAGCTTGATGATCGCCCTGAACTAGCTGGGCGACCTACTGACCCAGAACGCTTTGGCGAAGACGAGCTGCTGCGTCGTGAGATGGGCAGCACCAAAACCAGCTGGCAGCTGCAGTTCATGCTCAACTGCCGCCTGTCCACCCTCGATAAGTTCCCGATCCGCCTGGGCGATTTGATCGTCATGGCCCTCGATGGCAAAGCGTTGCCTGAAGTGGTGGCTTGGTCAGCCAGTGGTGAACACCGCATCCAGAGCTTGCCGTGCGTTGGCATGGGTGCCGATCGCTTCTATCACTCCCCTGCTGTTGTTCAGGGCTGGATGCCAGCTGATGAAACCTG